GGTAACGTTATAAAATTAGAAACTTATTCAACACTTAAGACATTAAACGATAAATGGATTGCCGGAAGTGACTTTCAAACTAAAACATTGTTTGAGGATTTCTTATTTATGGATAGGGCAAATAACGACATTGGGGATAAATTCACAATAGATTTATTTGCGGTTAAGAGTCTTATAGAAAATAACGATAAGGCGACCATGATGGATATTGTAAGTAAAATATTAGGAGACAACAACTTTATATTTTTTGCAATGCCAGCGTACATAAACTTTTATAACTTACAAAAGTCGGTAAGAGACAATGAAGAAATACCATATGACATACCTAATTCACTTTTTGGTACCTATCTTAATGTGGACTACATAAATTCCAAACCAAAGTTTTTATGTATGTATGTTGGTAAAGGATCTGAGAACTTACCAAGTGATGCAGAATTTAATAAGTTTGATAGTGACTCAATGGATTTAACAAAACCTGCACAACAAACAGTTTCTTCAAGTAATGTTAATTTAGATAAAGAAAAGTCAAATGTATTGGTCGGGTTTAATGTTGATTTTGGAATCCAACACCAAAACATTTTTAAAGATTTATCATTAGATATGTCTGAAAATAAAAACACCGCTGAGACATTTAAAATACAATCACAAATTGCAAATTCAGCATCGGGAGATAAAGTTGCTCAACAATCAACATCATTATATAGTATATATAGAACAAGATCATATACTTGTGGTGTTAATTCTATGGGTAATGTAATGATACAACCCACTATGTATTTTAACCTTAGACACGTTCCTCTTTTTAGAGGTGCTTATTGGATACAGGAAGTGTCTCATGACATTAACGACAAAGAATTTAAAACGGACTTTAAAGGAATTAGAATGCCAATATTTAGTTTTCCTGATCCTGATAGCTATACTGCGTCAATTAATAAAAGTTTAGTTGAAAGAATAAAACCTGACGCAATTGCTACTGGAACTACAAATTGGCCTATGGGTGCTGGTTTTAAAAGAGACCCTGACGCGACATTAAACAATACGCCATTAAAAAGTACAGAACAGGAATGTAAAGATAATTTAAATGCTGCTTATAGTACTTATTCAGGTATACCTGCTGAAACAAGAATTATAAGTGGGGATGATTTGAAAAATAAACTTAGTGCGTACACAGTAAACTTAAAAGCATTACTATATGGTACTGCGATGAGAAACCCCTCAAATAGAAGAAACGGAGACAACCAAGAACAAATCAGCACATTTAATTACAACATATTTGGTTTTGATCTTAAAAATAAATACGGAGGAAGTATTGCAACCGCATACCTAAATGCATCTTATGCTTGTGTTGCCATTGAAAATATAACAACACCGATCGTTAACTTCAAAAGTTACAAACAGTGTATTGAAATGGCAAATGCATTATATGGTACATGGATTGCAATAATACCTGACGTTGCGGCATTAAGTACTGAAACCACACCTGAAAGAAAAACAGCAGATGCTCTTGCGAGATTTTATATAACATTAATTGAAAATAAATGGACAAAAAATACTGCACCAACTAAAAATGATATATATAATAATAGTGATGTTATACAGACAACTCAGGCTTACGGACCTGACCAACCAAATGGGGCATTAGATGCGTATATTGACGTTTTTGAGTATGCGTTGAAAAAAGTTTCTTAATTTATTCAACTATTATGATATTTATTATTAAAAGATTATGGATATGAAAAATTTATTAGATAATTATTTGAAAAAAGATACACGTATTTCAGAAAAACAAATTGAAAATGGGTCTAAAGAAGTGTGCGATCTTGATACAGGTGATTGCTACACAGTAAGAATGAAAGATGGTCTTATTGAAAGAGTTGATAACACCAAAAATGTTAATAGAACATTAAGAGTTGAAACACCTACGGGAGTTAAAACATTATTAAACGGATAAAAATAAAGATATGTCTATAGATAAAAAAATATTAGAAGAATTAAAAAGGTTTAATCAAATTAACACGTATATCCTTAAAGAACAAGGTGAAGATTTACCACCACCACCTGAGGCAGGTACTCCACCCGAAGCGGGTGCATTACCTGAAGTCCCTGGTGAGACACCACCACCTGCAGATGCGGCAGCAGGTGCTCCACCGGCAGATACGGCAGCAACTGAAGTTCCTGAACCTGTAGATGTAGAAAACGATCCTGATGTAGATGTGGTTGATGACGAAAAGAAAGATGAAGGTGAAGAAGGAGAAGCGGAAGAATTAGACATCACCGATTTAGTAACTGCACAACAAGAAATCAAAGATAAACAAGATGAGTTCATGGATGGAATATTTTCTAAACTTGATGATTTACAAAGTAGATTAGAAAATATGGACGGGATACTTCAAAAAATAGATAGTTTAGAAGCAAAGGTTGAAAAAATGAGACCAAAAACTCCTGAAGAAAAATTAGAACTTAGAAGTTTAGATTCAGGTCCGTTCAAACAAAAGTTAAGTGATTTTTTTGATGAAAAGAAAAGTGAAATGGAAATGAGTGGTAAAAATGAATATGTTTTAACATCAGATGAAGTTGAGAATTTTTCACCATCAGAAATCAAAAAAACATTTAATGTTTACGACGACGAAGAAGAATTATAATTAATATTTTAAACAATAAATTAAGGGGTTTTTTAACCCCTTTTTTTGTTTTATGAATTTGACATTTTAAGAAAATCACTTATAATTGTATAAAGATAAAAGAGTAATAATTAAAAATTAATTTATGGCAAATTCAGTATTAGATTCAGTACTTGCGCAGTACGAAAAGAATTCAAATCCTACGGGAAACTCAACACCAAGAATGTCTGAAGAAGACAGATTAAAAAGGTACTTTACAACCCTTTTAGGTAAAAATGAAAAATCAGGACAAAAAAGAGTTAGGATCCTACCTACTAAAGACGGATCATCACCATTTGTTGAAGTGTGGTATCATGAAGTTTTGATTGATGGTAAATGGCAAAAACTTTACGATCCGGGAAAAAATGACGGAGAAAGATCACCACTTAATGAAGTGTATGAAGAACTTATGTCAACAGGTAAAGATAGTGATAAAAAGTTGGCGTCTGAATACCGATCAAGATTGTTTTATATTGTGAAACTTGTTGATCGTGACAACGAACAAGACGGTCCTAAGTTTTGGCGTTTCAAACACAACTACAAACAAGAAGGTATCTTGGATAAGATCCTACCTATTTGGAAAGCAAAAGGAAATGTAACAGATGCTGAAAATGGTAGAGATCTCATCATCGAACTTTCAAAAGCAAAAACACCACAAGGTAAAGAGTATACGGTTGTTCAAACAATTATGTATGATGATCCTGCACCACTACACACTGATAAAAAACAAATGAGTGAGTGGGTAGAAGATGAAACAACATGGAATGATGTTTACGCTAAAAAACCTGTAGAATACTTAGAGGCGATTGCGAGTGGACAAACACCAATTTGGAACTCTGAACTTAAAAAGTATGTTTATGGTGATGATGCTGAAATTTCTTTGGGAGGATCAAAAGAAAAAGAAGTTGAAGTAGTTGACCCACAAGCAAACGCAGAAGCTGACGAGGAACTTCCTTTCTAAAAAAAAGTTTTGGGCATCGAGTTGATTGATGCCCATTTTTTGTTTAATTTTTAATAAAAACTATATGAATAAAATATCAGAAAAAATGTATGAAGCTCTGAACTTGAAATATAGATCAGAAATGGCGGAAGCCGAAGCAACACTTCTTGTTTATTTTAACAACCCTGTGGGTATTGGAGAACATCCACAACATTTGGAAGAAATGGATAAGATGGTTGATAAAATGACATCAGCAAAAGATAAATTAGATATGCTTGAAACGGTGTATAAGTATAATCTGAAAAAAGACGGAGAGTTCTTGGTAACAGAGGATATGATAAGAATAATCAACGAACAAAAAGAAAAAGATGGCAATTAAGAAAAAAGAGTTTAATTTTGACGACATCAAAAAAAAGTTCTCAACAAAAAC